ATGATTTTAAATGCAAAAAAACCACCAATCAAAATTATCGCTGCTGCAAGAAAAGACTGTGTAGCATTTGTTTCTGCATTCAAAGGTAACCAAGTTGGATCAGGTGGATCTGCTCTTACTTCTGCACAACAGAAGACAAAGACACTTAACTTCTTCAACACTATTACTTCAACATCATATGCTGTTTTAGATAGTGGTTACAAGTACATGTATGATCGTTTTAACGACAAGTACCGCTACGTAGCATGTAATGGTGACGTTGCTGGATTATGTGTTAACACTTCTACAACAGTTGCTGATTGGATTTCACCCGCAGGTTTAGCACGTGGTGGAGTTCGTAACGTAGTTAAGTTAGCATACAATCCTAACAAGGCAGATAGAGATGAACTCTATCAAAACAGAATTAACCCTATCGTAAGTTTCCCAGGAACAGGTGCTGTGCTATTTGGTGACAAGACTGCTCTTGCATCACCTTCCGCATTTGATAGGATTAATGTTCGTAGACTATTCCTTAACATTGAGTCTAGAGTTGAAGCACTTGCTAAGAGTGTTCTATTTGAACTTAATGATGAGGTAACTCGTTCTGGATTCCTTTCAAATATCAATTCATATTTGAATGACATTGTTGCACAACAGGGTATCACTGACTTTTTAGTTGTTTGCGATACATCTAACAACACACCAGCAGTTATTGACCGTAACGAATTTGTTGCGGAACTATTCATTAAACCTGCTCGTTCCATCAACTACGTAACAGTAACATTTACTGCTACTAGAACTGGTGTTTCGTTCAGTGAAGTCATTGGACGCTAATTTGTTAAATATATAAAAGAAGAGGACATTTAAAACAATGGCAATTACAAGCAACGTATCTAGCTTTTTGCAAGTAGTAAAGCAGGGTGTCAGACCCAATATGTTTCAGGTGGACATTACGTTCCCTGATATTGATGCTGATCAAACATTAGTATCATACATGTGTAAATCTGCTGCACTTCCTGCATCTAATATTGGTGTTATTGAGGTTCCTTTCAGAGGAAGAACAGTTAAGATTGCTGGCGACAGAACATTTGATAACTGGTCAGCAACATTCATCAATGATAAAGAGATGAAGTCTCGTTCTTACTTTGAGAAATGGTTAAACGAGATCAATACACATAAAGCAAACACATCTAATATTCAAGATCCAACAGTATATGGTCGTTCAGTTGTTATTAAACAACTTAAAAAAGATAATTCACCAGCTGGTGATGAATTAAGATCTTATAAGTTATGGTATGCATTCCCAATTAGCACATCTGCTATTGATCTTGCATATGATAGTAACGATCAGATTGAAGAATTTTCAGTTGAATTCCAATACTCTTACTGGACTGTTGGAGATGACAGTGATACTACTGCTGGAGATAGCGGAATTTCTATCCTATAAATAACAGTAGGAAACACTTAGTTTAATTAGTAATGGGTCAATTATTTGGCTTTCAAATTAACCGCAAGACAGAAAAGAAAGGTCAATCACCAGTACCTCCTCTCGCTGATGAACCTGTCTCTATTGCAGCTGGCGGTTATTTTGGAACATACGTAGATACAGATGCCACCGCAAGGAATGAATATGAACTTATCCGTAGATATAGGGATATGGCTCTTCATCCAGAGGTGGATTCTGCTGTTGACGAGATAGTGAATGAGTTTGTTGTTTCTGACAACAACGATAGTTGCGTTGATATCAACCTAGAGAATCTAGATGTTGGTGCTGGCGTTAAAAGAAAAGTAAGAGATGAGTTTGATTACATCAAGAGATTGATGAACTTTGATAATCGTGCTCATGAAATCGTTCGTTCGTGGTACATTGACGGACGAATTTTTTATCATAAGGTAGTTGATTTAGATAATCCTAAGCAAGGTATTACTGAATTACGTTACGTAGACGCAATGAAAATGCGTAAGGTAAGACAGAAACTTGGAAAGATGGGTACTAATATGGATCCCAATATTTCAAGAGCGATTAAAGGTAGTGCTTTAGAGCATGAGTGGGGTAACTATATTGACTATTATTTGTACAACCCAAGAGGATATTTAAGGGGTGGTGCAATGGGTCCTGTGGGAGATATGTCTAACTCACAAGGAATTAAGATGGCAGTTGATTCAATTGCTTTCTGTTCTTCTGGACTACAAGATTTAAACAAAAGAATGCATCTTAGTTTTATGCATAAGGCGATTAAGTCTCTTAATCAACTCCGCATGATTGAAGATGCTCTTGTCATCTATAGGTTATCACGTGCTCCTGAGAGAAGAATCTTCTACATTGATGTAGGTAATCTTCCAAAAGTAAAAGCGGAGCAGTACCTACGTGATGTAATGGCACGTTATCGTAACAAGTTAGTTTACGATGCAAGTACTGGTGAGATCCGTGATGATAAAAAGCATATGAGTATGCTTGAGGATTTCTGGTTACCTAGAAGAGAAGGAGGTCGTGGAACTGAAATTACTACTTTACCAGCTGGACAAAATCTTGGTGAATTAACTGATATTGAGTATTTTCAGAAGAAATTATATCGTGCATTAGGTATTCCAGAGTCAAGAATCGCTGCAGAAGGTGGTTTTAATCTAGGTCGTTCATCAGAAATATTAAGAGATGAATTAAAATTTGCAAAGTTTGTAGGTCGTTTAAGAAAGCGTTTTGCACATATGTTTAATGATATGCTCAAAACTCAATTAATATTAAAGAATATTGTTACTCCAGAAGATTGGAATCAGATGGAAGATCATATTCAATATGACTTCTTATATGATAATCAGTTTGCAGAACTCAAAGAAACTGAAATGATACAAGGTCGTTTAGGTAATCTTGCACAGATTGAACCTTATATTGGTAAGTATTATTCCACAGAATTTGTAAGAAAAAGAGTACTTCGTCAAACAGATCAGGAAATTGAAGAGATTGATATGCAGATTGAAGATGAAATACAAAAAGGAATCATTCCAGATCCATCTCAAGTTGACCCAATAACTGGTGAACCATTACCCCAAGAAGGTGGTGGTGATTTGGGAGTAGTTCCCGAAGATCCTAATCTTGATGCTGAAGGTCAAGTAACTGATGCAGAGTATCAGAAAGATACAAAAACAGCCGAGATATAAATAAACATATTGCTATAATTTAATCTTATGGAAGAATTAGTGGATTTGATTGCGACTGACGCTAGTGCTAGTGATGTATCTGATAAAATAAAAGATGCATTGATGGCAAAGGCAGCTGCTCGTATTGATGCTTTTAAACCAGATATCGCATCTTCAGTTTTTGATGCTGAAGTGCCAGAGGAAGAAGAAGTGTCAGATGAACAACCAACTGAAGAGGACGAATAATGAAACTCATCACAGAAGAAATTTCAAAAGTAAATTTTATCACTGAAGGTAAAGGTAGAGGTAAAAAACTCTATATCGAAGGTGTATTTCTTCAAGGTGGAATCAAAAATCGTAATGGTAGAATGTATCCTGTTGATATTCTTGAGAAAGAATGTAACAGATATAATAAGACTTTTATTTCTCAAGGTAGAGCACTTGGAGAACTTGGTCATCCAGAAGGTCCTACAGTTAACTTAGATCGTGTATCTCACAAAATTACCTCGCTCGTTAGAGAAGGAAATAATTTTAGAGGAAAAGCACAACTGCTTTCAACTCCAATGGGTAAAATTGCATCATCTTTAATAGATGAAGGAGTTAAACTTGGAGTATCTTCTCGTGGTGTTGGATCACTAAGAGAAAGTTCAAATGGTTGTAAAATGGTTGGTGAAGACTTCCAATTAGCAACCGCTGCTGACATAGTAGCAGACCCTTCAGCTCCAGACGCTTTCGTAAATGGAATTATGGAAGGAAAAGAGTGGGTTTGGGAAGGTGGAACCCTTCGTGAAGAACTCGCTGAAAGAACTGAGAAGCGTATTAATACACTTGTCACCCAAAAAAGACTAGAGGAAAAGAAGTTAAGTCTATTTCAGGACTTTCTAAATAACCTCTAAATATAAAAGATCTATAAATAAGTATAGATTCTTACGAATTTTAATAAATCCACGGTAACTTTTTACACTAAATGGAAAACATCGAAGAAAATGTAGTCACCAAAGGTGCAGCAAAAGCTGATCCAATGCCCGCATCAGGTGCACAAGTAGAGGACTTAGGTGGTCCTACACCAGAAAACTATAAACCTGATGACGATTCAGCGAAGCTGAAAGATCCTTCAGCAACACTTGCACAAGTCAAGGATGTTGTTAATGCCAAAGCTATGAAAGCAGAAGAGGCAGAAACAGAGGAGGAAGTTATCGAGGAAGAAGAAGCAACTACAGATGAAGTAGTCGCTGAAGAAGAAACAGCATCTGAAGAGGAATCTGAAGAGGTTGTTGCCGAAGCAGAAGAAACTTCTGAAGAAGAAGTTGTCACTGAAGAGGAAGAGCCAATTGACATCGAAGCAGATGTACAAGCACTTCTTGAAGGTGAAGAACTTTCTGAAGAGTTTACAAACAAAGCAAGAACAATTTTTGAGGGTGCAATCAGATCTAAGGTTGCAGAAATCAAAGAGGACTTACAAGAAGCTTATGCTCAAGCTCTAGTTGAAGAACTGGACACAATTAAGGAAGGATTAACTGAAAGAGTTGATGCTTACCTAGAGTACGTTGCAGACGAGTGGATGCAGGAAAATGCACTACAAGTTGAAGCAGGACTCAAAACAGAAATGACTGAATCCTTCCTAGAAGGTATGAAGTCACTATTTGAAGAACATTATGTAACTATCCCTGAAGACAAATACGATGTACTCAATAGCATGGTAGATAAACTTGATGAAATGGAATCAAAACTCAATGAGCAAATAGATCGCAATGTTGCTCTAAATCGTAGATTGGCAGAATCCTCTGCAGATGGTATTTTTACCTCTGTATCTGAAGGTCTTGCAGACACTCAGAAGGAAAAACTCGCTACTCTTGCCGAAAATGTTGAGTTTGAAAGTGATACAGACTATCGTGAGAAACTAGTTACTTTGAAGGAATCTTATTTCCCAAGTAAATCTAGTGCTCCAAAGAGCACCTCTGAGAACTTATCAGAAGAGGTTTCAACAGATGAAGTAATCTCAGAAGAGACTACTCCAAGAATGCAAGCCTACTTGGATGTTCTATCCAGAGCTGCCAAAAAGTGAATTTAACATTTATTCAAACAATAAACCGTAAGAGGTAAATTTCAAAATGCAAATGTATAACACAGAACATTTGCAGGAAAAGTGGGGACCTATCCTCGACTATGATGGAGTTGATCCAATCAAAGATGCTCATAGAAGAGCTACAACCGCTATCCTGTTAGAAAACCAAGAAAAAGAATTAAGAGAGGAAGCATCTTTCCTTTCAGAACAGCCAACAGTTAATACAAACAGTGGTGCTAATGCAGGTTTCTCTGCTAACGCAACTGCTGCTGGTCCTGTTGCTGGTTTCGACCCAGTATTAATCAGCTTGATTCGTCGTTCAATGCCTAACTTGGTGGCATACGATCTTGCTGGTGTACAACCAATGAATGGTCCTACAGGACTTATCTTCGCAATGAGATCCAGATTCAAGTCTCAGTCTGGTACAGAAGCACTATTCAATGAAGCAGATACTGCTTTTTCTGGACAGGATGCTGGATTCGATGTTACATCTGGATTTACTGCAACTGGTGCATCTAACGTTGGTTTAGGTACAACTGCTCAGAGTGGTTCAAATCCTGGTGCACTTGAAGCAACTGCTGCTCAAACAAACGCTACTGACTACAACGTTGGTCAGGGTATGAGAACAGATTCTGCTGAAGCACTTGATGGTGACGGATCAAACGCTTTCAACGAGATGGCATTCTCCATCGAGAAAGTGACTGTTACTGCTAAGTCAAGAGCACTAAAGGCAGAGTACAGTTTAGAATTAGCTCAAGACCTTAAGGCAATCCAC